TATATTTAACTGGAAATCCTCAAATTACTTTCTTTAAAGTAGTATATCGTCGTCATACTAATTTCTCAATAGAATCTATACAACAATCAATTAACGGAAAGTTTGATTGGGGTAATCGTGTATCGTGTCAAATATCACGTAATGGTGATTTAGTGCATAAAATGTATGTAGAAGTAGAATTAGAACAATTAAAAGACGGAAGTGATATATATAATATTCTTACTGAAGATTTAGATCGTTATGTTAATTTTATAGGTCATCGTTTATTGAAATCAGTTGAAGTTGAAATTGGTGGTCAAAAGATTGATAAACAATATTCACATTGGATGTATATTTGGAATGAGTTATCATTACCTGTTGGAAAAATGGATGGTTACCAAGAAATGATCGGTGCAGATACTGATATGACAAGTTTTACGGATAATAAAGTATATATTCCTTTAGAGTTTTGGTTTTGTCGTAATATTGGTTTAGCATTACCATTAATTGCTCTTCAATATCACGAAGTAAAAATAAATATAGAAATAGAAACATTTAATAATTGCACTTATAATGGAACTGCTTATGTTAAAAATGCAGATGTTCAAATTGCTAATATTAAATCAATTAAAAATGCGACTATTTGGTGTGATTACATATTCTTAGATACGGATGAACGTAAAAGATTTGCTCAATTATCGCACGAATATTTAATAGAACAAGTGCAAATGAATGAAAATACGCTTTCAGGAACAAACGAACAAAATATTGCTTTAGTTATGAATCACCCTGTTAAAGAACTTATATGGACTATCAATGATACTGTAAAAGCAACTAAACAAAATCAATGGTATAATTATACTGATAATAGATTATTTACAGAATCTAATATTGAAGCAAGCAATTTATTTGGTCACGAGTCAAATATAAAACTTCAAAATACCTTATTTGGTATAGATCCGGATGGCAACAATTCAATTACTTCAGCTAATTTACAATTAAATGGCAATGATCGTTTTGCTAAAAGGACTGGAGAGTATTTCTCGTTAGTTCAACCATACCAACATCACACAAATATACCGACTAATGCTGGTATAAATGTATATTCATTTGCGTTAAAACCTGAAGAACATCAACCATCAGGAACATTAAATATGTCAAGAATTGATACGGCTAAATTAGTGGTAAAACCTAAAGAATCAGGAACAATAAGGGTATGGGGTGTTAATTATAATGTCTTACGTATTTTAAGTGGTATGGGTGGTTTGGCTTATTCTAATTAAAATATAGTATGATATACACTATTTATATTATTTGTTTAATAACCAAATCGTTAAACATATATTCTAAATTATCTGGAATATCTTTAAAATATTTAATAAAGTTCAAATAAAATTGAATAGGTTCAATACCTTTTGTATAATACAATATGATATGATATACTATAAACATTGATAATCCAAATGCAAGATCTGTTGTATTAAATTCATGCTTTAATGTTAAAATTGGTAAAACTTTAACTAAAATAATTGCAAAAACAATGAAGAATAATATTTTTTTTGTAGATATGTTAAGATAAATCATATAACATAACATCCAACATACAAATGATAAAATTAAATAAAATGTAATAACAGGATTGAAAGGTATAATAGCTAAAATATATAAAAAATACCATAACAAAACATAAGTTGAGAAAAAATCTGTAGTTTTATACATTAATATTTTTTATCTTAACTAAGAATAAAATGGGTGGAGGTCTTCTTCAACTTGTAGCTTATGGTGCCCAAGATGTTTATCTTACCGGCAACCCTCAGATCACTTTCTTCAAAGTAGTTTATCGTCGTCATACTAACTTCTCTATTGAGTCTATACAACAAACCTTTAACGGAAATGCTACCTTAGGTCAGCGTGTAACTTGCCAAATCTCCCGTAATGGTGATTTAGTTCATAAGTTATACTTACAAGCTACTGTGAAATCAGGATCTACTGCCAAAAATGTTGGACATAAACTTATTGAACAAGTAGAAGTTGAAATTGGTGGTCAAATGATTGATCGTCAATATGGTGAATGGATGTATATCTGGAATGAACTTACTTTACCTGAAGGTAAAAAAGAGGGTTTTAAAAAAATGATTGCTAGTGATGGTGCTTCTTCTACTGCAGTATCCGTATATGTGCCTCTTGAGTTCTGGTTCTGCCGTAATATTGGTTTAGCATTACCATTAATTGCCTTACAATACCACGAAGTTAAAATCAATCTTACATTAGGTTCAGAAACTACACTTGGTTCAGGTGCTACAGTTACAAATGTAGAATTATGGGCTGACTATATCTTCTTAGATACTGACGAACGTCGTCGTTTTGCTCAATTATCCCACGAATATCTTATTGAACAAGTTCAATTTACTGGTGGTGAATCAGTTGCTAGTAGCACCACCGGTGCTGTAACAACAAAATCCAAACTTTCATTTAATCACCCTGTTAAAGAATTAGTATGGGTTAATAAACATAGCACTGATGATCAGTTCAGTAATTTACCAACTACTGATTTCCAACTTCAACTTAACGGTAATGATCGTTTTGCTAAGCGTGATGCCAAATATTTCACACACGTCCAACCTTATCAACATCACGAAAATATTCCTGATGACAAAAACATCCACGTATATTCTTTTGCATTAAAACCAGAAGAACATCAACCATCTGGAACTCTTAATATGTCTCGTATTGATACAGCAACTGCTATTGTTGGAACTAAGGATGTAGCTGAAGGAACTCTCAATATGTATGCTGTGAATTACAATGTGCTTCGTATTCTTAGTGGAATGGGTGGTCTTGCCTACTCTAACTAAATATATTAACAAATTATTTTTTTTCTGTATTAATAATAAATACAAAATGGGTGGAGGTCTTCTTCAACTTGTAGCTTATGGTGCCCAAGATGTCTATCTTACCGGCAACCCTCAGATCACTTTCTTCAAAGTAGTTTATCGTCGTCATACTAACTTTTCTATTGAGTCTATACAACAAACCTTTAACGGAAATGCTGGTAAAGGAAAACGTGTAACTTGTCAAATCTCCCGTAATGGTGATTTAGTTCATAAATTATATGTAGTTTTTACACACGATGCATCTATTACTGATGCTCGTAAATGCATTAAAAAAGTAGAAGTAGAAATTGGCGGTCAATTAATTGATCGTCAATATGGCGATTGGATGACAATCTGGAATGAACTTACTTTACCTGCAGGAAAGAAAAATGGATATGAAGAAATGATAGCTGAAACAAACGCATATGTTCCTCTTGAATTCTGGTTCTGCCGTAATATTGGTTTAGCATTACCACTTATTGCTCTACAATATCACGAAGTTAAAATCAATATTGAATTTGATGCTGATAATGATTTTACTGATGCCACCTTATGGGCTGATTACATCTTCTTAGATACTGATGAACGTCGTCGTTTTGCTCAATTATCTCACGAATATTTAATAGAACAAGTGCAATTTACTGGTGGTGAAAATTTAAGTTCTACCGATACTACTTTAAATGCCAAACTTTCATTTAATCATCCGGTTAAAGAACTTATATGGCAACGAAAAGCTGGAGCATCTTATAAATCAACTGGTAACGCAAAACTTATGCTTAACGGTAATGATCGTTTTGCTGAACGCAATGCTATGTATTTTACTCACGTTCAACCCTATCAACATCATACCAATATCCCACCACAAGATCAATATATCAATGTATATTCATTTGCATTAAAACCTGAAGAACATCAACCATCAGGAACTCTTAATATGTCTCGTATTGATACTGCACAACTTAAACTATCGTTTGCTGCAGATACTGAAGGTGAAGTCAAAATATACGCTCACTCCTACAACGTTCTCCGTATCCTCAGTGGTATGGGTGGTCTTGCGTATTCTAACTAAACTTACATCTAAAATTATTTTTATTTATAATATAAATCTAAAATTATTTTCTTAGCTTATATTAAAAATGGGTGGAGGTCTTCTTCAACTTGTAGCTTATGGTGCCCAAGATGTCTATCTTACCGGCAACCCTCAGATTACTTTCTTCAAAGTAGTTTATCGTCGTCATACTAACTTCTCTATTGAGTCTATACAACAAACCTTTAACGGAAGCCCTGGAGCTGGAAAACGTGTAACTTGTCAAATCTCCCGTAATGGTGATTTAGTTCATAAATTATATGTTGTATTTACACATCCTTCAGCTGGTGGTGATTTAGATGATGCTCGTAAATGTATCAATAAAGTAGAAGTAGAAATTGGTGGTCAATTAATTGATCGTCAATATGGCGATTGGATGGAAATCTGGAATGAACTTACTTTACCAAAAGGAAAAGAAGCTGGGTATGTTGAAATGATAAAAGCAGAGTCTAATGCGGACACCAAAGCATATGTTCCTCTTGAATTCTGGTTCTGCCGTAATATTGGTCTAGCATTACCACTTATTGCTTTACAATATCACGAAGTTAAAATCAATATTGAATTTGATG